CATCTATATTAAACATATTTTTCATAGCTTCATACGCTGGATCTTGATTATTCTCTATAGAACTTATTATATTTTGACAAAATTTATTAACTTTTTCTGTTATAGCTGACAATTCATTATCATCTATAATTCCATTAAAATTTGCTCCTTGAATAGCTAAATTAATATCATTTACTCCTGTGGTTATAGTTTCTAAAGTATCTGTAGTTGCTTCTGAAACTTTATCTCCCCATTCTCTATATACATCACCACTTGATATTAATTCTTCTTTTGTTTTTAAAGTTATTCCATTTAATGATGCTAATGCTCTCTCCATTAAGCCATAATCTTCTTTTGCTTTTGTAACAGTCGAATCCATAACATCATTATATTCATGCCATGCATATACTCCTACCCCTAAAGCTGTTCCAACACCTGCTATTCCTGCTACTAATGCACTCATAGAAATTCCACTCATTAATCCTAATCCAGTTTTTAAAACAGTTGTAGATTTTGCAGCTGTATTCATAGCTGTTGTTGCTGCACTTGTAGATGTTGTATATTTTGATATCCATGATAACACTTTACTACCTGCACCAACTAAGCCACTTAATCCAGTTGTTAAACTACCTATAACCTTTAAAGCCCCTCCAGTTGCTACTGAAAGAAGTCCTATATTTACTATTAATTGTTGATTTTCATCAGATAAGTTTCCAAACCAATCAATTAGCTCTTTTGCTTTATCAATAAATTTATTTACAAATGGCAAAATTTTATCACTAAAAGATATACCCAAAGCTTCAAGTTTGGATTTTAACTCTTCTATATTACCTTTAGTATTTGCACTCATTGTTTCATACATCTTATCTAATGCACCATCTGCATTTGATACAGCATTATATAAGTTGTCATATCCATCACCTAAACCATTTAATAATTGATTTAAAGCGGTTAATTGAGTTTTTCCACCAAGTTGTGCTGCTATCATATCTCTTTGTTCTTCTGTACAATTTGCCATAGCAATTTTTATATCTTGTAATACAGTTGTTAATCCTCTAAACTTTCCAGTGCTATCATACGTTTGCACTCCTAATTTTTTAAGTGCTCCTTCAGTAGTTGATGTTGTACCCATTAAATTTACTAATATAGAATTAAGAGCATTACCAGCTTCTGACCCTTTTGTTCCTTGGTCTGCCATTCTTCCTAATAATGTTGCTGATTCCTCTATTGGAACATTCATATTTGCAAGAGTTCCACCACAAGCTATATACGCTTCCATAAGTTGAGTTGCTGTTGTATTAGACTTATTTTGTGCTTTAGTTAATACATTTAAATAATAAGATGTTTTTTCTGTTTCTAATCTTAAAGCACTCATTGAATCAGTACCTAAATCTGTTACTCTTTTTTGATCTTCTCCATAAGCAATAGCTGCTTTAGTATATGGCTCTATAGTTTGATACATTTCTCCAACACTTTGCCCAGCTAATGCCAAGTATTGATAACTTGCTGCTATATCAGTAGCATTGGCTCCTCGTATATCTTCTCCTAGTTGTTTAGCTCTTTCAGATAGATATTTAACATCATCAGAAGCAAGTCCAGCTGTTGCTGATACTTGAGACATATTTTTTTCAAATGTAATTCCTGCATTACTAGCATATGTACCAAATAATAATAAAGGACTTGATAGCATAGCTATCTTTCCACCAATATCAGACATTCCAGAACCTACTTTTTCTAATGTTGATGACGCTTCAGAAAATCTTTTACTAGCATTTAAAAATTTATTTGATTGCTCTTCTATTTCTTTATTTACACTTTTTAAATCATTTTCAAGCGTTAATAATGTTCCACGTTGCTTTTCCATTTGAGCTGTATGCTTAACTATATTATCTTTATTAGTTGCAATTCTAGTATTCATATTTCTATACTCTTCTGTAACTGCATCTAATTGCTCTTTTAATGATTTAGCTTGTGAGCTTTCCTCTCCATATAATTTAACAGCCTCTTTATATTGAGAATTCACCTCTTTTTTTCTTGTTGATAACTTTGCTAATTGCTCTTGGTTATTTACAAGTGATACTTTATTTTTTTCAATAGATGTATTATATGTATCTATTATTTTCTTGCTTTGATTTATTGCATCATTTAAAGCACTTTGTTTTGAACCTAATGTTTTAAGATTATCTCCATATAAATTTATTTCTTTAGCACTATTTTTAACCTCTGTTTGTAATAACCCTAAATTCATCTTCATTTGCGATATTTTAGAGTTAAATTCACTATTATTAACAACATAACTTACTGCTATTTTTCCTTCACTCATTAACTCACTCCCTATATCGCATCAAAAAAAGCATTAGCATCTTTGGCTATAATAACTTCATTTTGTTTTGTATTTTTACTATCTTTAAAGATAGCTGATACTATATCAGCTGCAACACTAAGCAATAAATTCTTTTTATTATCATTATTTATATTTATTATTTGTTTTAACTTAGCTGGAGTTAAATTATAAAATTCTTCTAAGCTATAATTTAATGTTCTTGTAGCTGTTATATAGAAGTAATTAAAATAATCTTCAAAACTATGTTCACTATCTTTTATTTCTGATTTTTTATTTACTTTTTCTGATTTTTCTATAAATAATAATTGATTTATCATTGTTATTTTTAAAATTTTAACTAATTCTTTGAACTCATTTTCTTCAAATCCTAAAAAAGATTCTTTTATATCTGAAAATGATATTTTCCCATCAGCCATACAAAATATTAGTACACTAACATAATTCAATACATCAATTTCATTTTCATTATCTATCATTTCTATAAACTTAAAAGGATCATTGCAATCTATCGCAATAACCCTTTTTAAATAATCATCTTTCAAAAAATGATATAAATTTTCTAAAGTTTTAAAATTTATAATAACATTAACATCAATATTATTTATTTTTAATATAATTGAATTTATATCTGTTAAAAGCATAATATTTTCTTTTAAGCTTTAGAATCATCTAGTATTTTAGTTACTTCTTCAGAATCTTCACTAGAACGACTATTCTTAGGATTAAACATCTCCTTTGTTATTGTTGTAGGAGTAGTTCCAAACCCTTTTAATTTATATGTCTTATTAGAATTGTCTAATGCCATTGCAGAAAATGATAAAGACTTGGCATTTATTACTTCATTACCATCAGCATCTTTTGTTGCATAATCATCTGATAATTCACCTAATGATACTTTAGGGAAAATAATAAATCCATCTTCTTCAATATTTGTTGCTGGATTAACTGCTGTAACTTCAATTATTAATGCAACTAATTTCTTTTCATCTTTCATTCCTGAAGTGTTTTCTTTAGCTCCAAATAATGTTTTTTCTGCATCTCCCTCTAAAGCATAAAGCCCTAAACTTCCAGTGGTTAATCCTTTATTTTTCTTACTATATATAACATAATTTCCTGCTGCTAATTTAGTTTCACCTTCCGCCGTTTCAGCTGTTATTTGTGTTAAATCAGCAACAGTTATTATAGCTTCATAACTTCCATCTGATTTTATTTGAGCAGCTTTTAATTTTCTTAATCCATTTGTTAATTTAATTGTTGCCATGCCTTCCTCCTTATTCATATGTATATTTTGTATATTTAAACCTAAGCACTTTATGATAAAGTAATGAGCCATCACCTAACTCTTCTACTAAATCTTTTTGTTCATAAATTAAGTATCTTTTCTCTTTCAAGGTTTTTTTTATAACTTTAGCTAAATTTTCATAATTTCCAGTGCTAAATATATCTATTTGTATGAAATATATTTCTACAAAGTTTTTATTACCTGCACATAAAGCTTGTCTTTGGTCTATAAAAATCCATCTTATATACGTATCAGCACTTATATTTTCAGGCTTTCTATAATAAAAAATTCTATTGCAAATATCAACAATCCTTTTATCATTTAAATCACTTATTACTTTACTTCTCATTTTTTAACCAATCTTTCTAAAGCTTTTATCACTTGAGCATCTTTTCCTCTTAAAGCTTTTGAAAGTCTTCCTATATTACCTGGATTAGCCGTACTACTTCCATACTCTTGATTTATATAATATCGCTCTCCAACTCTAACAGTTAATTTGATGCCTTCAGCAGTTTTTCTAACTCTTTTTTTTATACTTTTTTGAGCTGTAGATGTATCTATTGCTATATTATTTTTCATAATATTTTCTATATCAGCACCAGCTTCATTCAAAACTTTTCTTACATCTGAATCACTAATTTCTTCAAATAATTTTATTACATTTTCAAATCCTGTTACTGTACTTGTAGCCATTTACTTAACCATCACACATCTTATATCAATCCACTCATGTTCATTGTTAAAGTCACTTATATCTACTATATTGTATACATTTCCTCTATTTTTAATTTTAAATTTATTAGGAACCAAAGATCTTGTAAATTTACAACCTCTTACTGTAAATGTAATTATCTTTTCATAATTAGTTTGATAATTAGATGTAAATTCCTTTCCACTTATATCTTTTCTTGCTGCCCAAAAGGTAGCAACATCATTAATAGTTTTATTCTCAAAGCCTTCATTTTGAGTAATAACCTCTTCTATAAATGTAATTCTTTCTGTTAGTCTACATTTTGCCATTCTATTCACCTCTATTTAAGTATATTTCAGTTGTAATGCAATACTTTGCAAAGTGTATTTGGTTTTATCAGAAACAGTTTTATCACCCATAACCCCTTTATATCTAAACCATTCATAAACTAGACATTTACAATAAAGTTTTGCCAAATAATTTGTTGAATCAAATTCTTTTCCAGTTGCTTGTTTTAAATATATTTCTGCTGCTTGTATTAAATCTTTGATTTCTTCATCTTCATCATCATAATCTACTTTTAAATATTTTTTAGTTTCTTCAAGTGTTAATATCATTTTGCACCTACTAAAAAAATGTGCCCAACTTGGACACATTTTAATTATTTGAATTTATAAGTT